CAATCAAATCAATGGCTTAGAACTCTACACTGCATTACATATAGGTAAACAGGTGAAATTCTTCTGGGGATCGCGCGCGCGCAGGTAGTTGATTTTTGTTTTTATTTTTTTGGCCACAGGGACTACTAAAACGCGCTTTTTGGTATGATGGAGCTCTGCCCTGGCAATCCTGCCTGGGTTGCCATAGAGGAGAAAGAGAATGTTTGAAGTTGAGAAAGGTGTACCACTGCCCGAGGTCCGACAGTCTGGGTCTGTTTATCCGTTTCGTTTGATGGAGATCGGTGACAGCTTTGTAGTGACTGATGAGGATGTAGTAAAGAACGCACGTGCGGCTGCCTATGTCTACAGCAAACGCAGTGGACATAAGTTTGCCTGTCGTCGAGTTGACAAGGGCTGGCGATTCTGGCGCGTTAGCTGATTGTTAAGCTGGGAGGCCGGTGATGCCATCAAGAGATGATCAGTTCATGCAGGGCAAGAAGTTAGGTCGCCGTGATGAGCGCGTTGAAGAGCGTATCAACCGGCCTGTCAAAGTTGTCAAACCTAAAGTGCTGTCGCCGCAGGAATGGAAGTTTGTTGAAGAGTTTGTCGCGGGCGAGGGGCACGTTACCCTGAAGGAGGCGGCTTTACGAGCCGGCTACGCTGAGACCTGGGCAAGGGCCAGGGCAAGAGAGCTCACGGATCCGGACAAGAGCCCGCATATCGTGGCTGCGATCCAGGAGCGGCGCAGGGAGCTGGGCGAGAAGTACGGCACCACGTATGAGCGGCACATGCGGGACTTGCAGGTGATCAGGGATCAGGCTTTGGCCGCTGGCGCGTATGGCGCGGCCGTCCAGGCCGAATACAGGCGCGGGCAGGCCCTTGGGACGATTTATATCGACCGCAAGGAGATCAGGCACGGCACGATCGACTCCATGAGCAAGGAGGAGGTCATGCGCAAGCTGGAGGAGATCAAAAAGCTTTACGGGGGAGGCAATGGCGGCCCGATCATCGATATCACGCCTGATCAGGTGCGCGAGAGCGTTGACGTGCGAGAGCTGCCGGATACCGACCCGGTTGAAGACGCCCCCGAAGGCCTCCAGGAGGCTCCAGGAGCGCTTGAAAGCAAAGGAGAAGGGGAAGATGCCAGCGAAGCCAGAAAGCGCCCTGTATCGGCGGCTGAGAGACAACCTCTCAGCGTCCGATTGCCATTTAACCCGAATCGAAAGTAGGGTAGGCCTCGGCATCCCTGACTGCCTGATCGCGTTCAAGCGCTCGGGCGAGTTTGTGATGGTAGAGCTCAAGGTTGTCAGCAGGGGGCTGAAGGTAAATCTATCGCCGCATCAGATCGCCTTTCATCTGAAGCACGCGGACATGCGGTGCCCGACCTTTGTCCTGGTGCTGTATGCGCCTGTTGGGAAGCGTAAAGAGTCTGAGCTCTTGGTGTATGGTGGTGACCAAATCATGGACGTGCATAAACTGGGCGTTAAGGCCGAGCCGTTGGCCCGTTGGCCATGGCTGGGGGTACAGTGGCCGATGGTCAAGCACGTGCTGTTGACAGGCCAGCCGATTGATGGGTAGACTGGCGATTCGTCCTCAGGCAATGGTGCTCGAGGGGTCAGAAAGTGAGAAAGAAGATGAAAAAGCTAGAAGCATTTCAGCACGGCGACGGAGCACATTGTGGTCTGTCAGATTGGTATCCGGAGAAAGAGGCTGCGCTCGCCGCTGCACTTGCCGACGGTGCCCCGTTCGATACCGGGTGGTACTCAAGTAAGAAAGAGATCGCCAGCGCCCGCATCTACTCGCTCGATGGCAAGTTCATTCAGGTTGAGGCTAGCGTATCGGATGACTTCGACACCTGTGGGAACGGGGGCGTAACCGCAAGCGAGGCAACGCTTGAATCGGTCGCGGAAGCGGTGGCTCAGGCATGGGAGGAAGCCGAGATTGACCGGGACATCAACCAGACCTACGAAGGATTTAGTATTTTGAAACATCAAGAGGCCGCAGAGGGGGTGCCACTGTTATCGTGGGTCGAGACCTACCTAGTCAACATCGGCTGGGGTGAAGACATATCACCTCCGGGTGACAGCTATCACTGGTGGGGCTGGCAGTACGATGGCGCAGACGACACCGTCGGCGTACCGCATCCGGACATACCCGTCGAGACGGTCGCGGCATTCGAGAAGTTTGCGAACGACTGGGCGTTCGGTCGCCGCAAGACACATTCGCTGCGTATCGGTGATTGGGAAATCAAGGCATGGCGCAAGGAACTGCCCGAGCATGAAGACCCCAACGATTACGCTGGCATGGGCTGGGTCGGCAGAGATGGTCGTCCTTGATGAGGAGAGGAGAAAGAAGATGAAGACAAGTGAACTGACCGGCCGCGCTCTCGACTGGGCGGTGACTCGAGCGAACTACGAAATCAATTTCGAGTTTGTTTGGCGTAACTGTCGTGTTGACTGCAACTATTCGTCGGATTGGAGGCAGGGAGGACCGATCATTGAGCGAGAGCGCATCACCATCGATGCGCGGGAGCACGGCACGTTGTGGGTTGCACACAGCCGTCAGGTGGGTCAGGACGGGATCACCGGCCCCACCCCCCTCATTGCAGCAATGCGCTGCTATGTCGCCAACAAACTAGGGGATGAGGTAGAGATCCCGCAGGGCATTGGAATGTGAAGCGGCCTGTGCGATGGCCTCCACACATTCGAGATGCGATTCAGAACCAGAGGAGAAGAAAGGAGATTGACGAAGAGGCCCGCCGTGCTGCCCAGCATCGGACATGGCGGGAGATAGGAAAGCTTGCTTTGTTTCTTCTATGGCACGGCATCATCCAGGCGATGACAGGCAACCGCAGAAGGTAGCGCTTGACACTGGTTTTGATTTCGTGCTGCAATTGAGTCTGGCCCTCGCGGAGGGCTGTCTAGAAAGAGAGAAAGGTACATCATGGACTTGAACGCTGTTTTTTCCAGTGCGCTGCGCGATTACATTGCGCTTTTCACTGATCCGTTGCAGTTGCGCATTGTTCAGCTTGAGCAGGCCCTCGAGTCGCAAGGCCGCCTGCTGGACGGGGCCCTGGGTGAAATTCGGATGTTGCGGGACAGGCCCGAAGAGCAGGCGATCGAGCGTGCTTCGGTTCATGAGCTCGCAGGCTTCCTGACTGACGCCCAGCTCCGCACCATCGCGCGCAATATCTCATTGCCTGATCTGCTTGAATGCGTAGACTGGTCCGAAGTCCTGGACTATAGCGAAATTGTCAGTGGAATCGACTTGTCGGAGCTCGCGGGGGAATTTGACCTGGATAGCATCGCGGAGCATATCGACCTTGAGGGCGCGATATCTGATTTTTTCAGCGAAAACACTGTCAAGCTTTCAATCTAAGGAGGGACCACCATGCAATGGGAACTTAGAACCGAAGATGGCCAGCTGGCCACACTGCCGCGTGACGCAGTAAGCTTTCGCGGCAGGCGTGACGTCATTGAATACGCGCGGCCGCCTCATCATCCAGGCTCGACCGGCCGCGTATACACGCGGGGAGGGGGAGAGTACTTCCCGAGCGTGTACGGCCTGCAATGGGTGAGGGTGCCGGCCTGACTCGGCCGCCCTGGCGCCGCTCGAGCCCGGCCGCGTGCCGGGCTTTGCATTTTTTAAAATAGCCCGGTATGCTTCCGATTGTGCAGCCGCATTCCGTGGCCGCCGAGAGAAAGTTAGAAAGGATCGCACAATGAAAAGCTTTGTTTTTTATGATGGTCCGTCGATGCTCGACGGTGCGCCTATTGTCGGAATTGCCGTTTTGCGCTCGAGTAATCGCAAAACCGGCGACATGGTGCAAACCTACATTATTCGATCGGACGTGCACCCGGTCGACGCGATCCGCACAGGGGAGGATTCGAGCATATGCGGCGATTGTATGCACCGCGCTCGCACCGTCGAAACCATTGACAAGCGCGGCCGCAAGCGCTCGAAGCGTGTTCGGACGTGTTACGTCAATGTTGGCCAATCCGTCGCGTCCGTGTTCGGCGCATGGATTCG